GCCACCAATAGAAAAACCAGAAAGAGTGCCATCAAGAACTTTTTCCCAAGTATCTTGAGCACCTTTAGAAATATATGCATCTACGTAGACTCCATTATAAAATTTATCTTCTTGTTTATCATAAAACTTGTCAGATTTAAATGACATTACTCTGCCGACTGCGATAGGCATATGCATTTCACGAAGGTTTCCTCTGAATCTTTCAAAGGCTTTAATGCTAACATCTGTTGGGACAATGTCTGATTGCTTGTCAATATTGTCAAGGGTTGCAAACCCTGAAACCATTCGTCTTTCTTTATCGACTTTTGCAATTGGCATCGATAACTTAATAGAGTTATCTTCGGAGTGCCAAAATGCTTTATACAAATTAGTCATACTACTTCCATTATATAAGTGTTTATAAGAGATTTTTAAAACTTGTAACTATTTATTACTGTACTGTTCTACCCTCGCCACCAGGACCTCGTCCTGTGGTGGTTGAACTAGAATCGCTATTGTTATCAGTTCTTTGCTGATCCCTCATTCTATTGCCAGTGGCTTGAGATGTAATCTCTGCTCTTTGTTGAGCACCTAAGACTATAGGATCTTGTCCGCCCATTCTTGATGGGAATCCAAGTCTTTCACGAACCTCGTTAGGAACAACTACCTGCATTCTTAGGTATCGTTCATCAATCTGACTTTGAGTAGTTTCATCAGTCAGGGTTAGTTCGTTAAGTTTAAAAGCGACCGTATCAGTCTTTTCTTTTATAATTTTATTTATAACCTTTTCTAGATTTCTTTGTGCTGGTCTTGCAACCTGCTCTTTAAAGGTTCTATCGGAAGATATTGCTGAGGCTATTGAAACTCCAGCACCCCCTCCTACTTTAGAGAATGGAACTTGATGAGCCATTAAGATATCGTCACGATTTGACTTACGGTATTTTTCAAATGATCCTTCTTGTATTCCATTTTCAATAGGTTCCATTTTAAAGTCTACCTTATTGTCTGTAGAGTCTCCTGGAAGTGGTATGTACAAGGTTCTATGGTTTTGACCACGAAGGCCTGATTGCAGGAATCTAAATAACTTATCTTCTGCATCAGATGATAGTTTTGCTCCTTTTAAGGTAACTATATATCTTGGTACTGCTTTGTTTTCAAAATAATCAATATTATATCTACCCGCTAAATTATCTCCAACCATAGCAACAGATGATGCTACTGTGTCTGGAACTCCATAATAAGAAGTCTTTGGTGAGTACTTTTTAATGTGAATTAGTTCGTTTGGTCTAGGATCGTTGGTTACTGGATTTGATTCTTTACCTTGAAAATTTCTAAAGTAAACTACTCTTTGATTTACTATCTGGATGTATCCATCTCGTAATCTTCTTACACGAACTGTAGTTGATGGGATATGTCCAACGTATCCAATTTCTCCGTTAACCTTTCTTCCAATTTCTATATACCCATTTCCTGTTGATTCAGCATCTATGTACACTTTTTCTAAAATATGACTAAAGGTATCTTCATCGTTTAGTTCTTCTAACCACTCGGTCATTTGAGCCTTTAATCTTTGAATTTTTCTTTGTGCTCTAATCAGTTGTTCATCTGATTCAGCATCTTCTAGTCTTGCTAAAGTTGAGTCTGTATTTATAAATGAATATCCTAAGCCAACAGTATTCGCTACCTTGGCATTTATAGCAGCATGGTTAGCAAATGAGTTTTCATAAAAGAATGCTAGTTCATCTAAATTGTACGGTGGAACAACTACGTCATAAAGTCCGTATGCTGTAACTATGTCTTGTTCTTGAAATAACTGTTTTGATCCTGTATTTTCTTGACCAGTAAAAGCCTTGCTTATTGATCTAGTTGCTCTGCGTTTAAAGTTTGAGTCTAATCCTGTATATGTTTTTGCTAATTCTGCATCAACCATAAAGTCATCGCTTTTTTCTGGCTTTTGCATTCTATCTAAATTATCTATTTTTGCAATAGATTCTAATTCTTCATTCTCCATTTTTCTTTATCCCTCTTGACGCATCCATCCAGGCACCAATGTCGGTTTCGCTGGCAATATATCCTTCTTTCATTCTTCCAAGTTGTTCAGAGTGTTCCATTTCAGAAACCCTTCTTACTCCTGGCATAAAGATTACCTTTCCTGCTGGAGCGTTATAATATCTAGCGGCTTGTGCTACCTTTGCCATCTTATCTAAGTCATATGCATTTCCTGGAATATTCATAACATTTCCACCTTTGTCTCCAAAAGCCTTTCCGTTATGATCCATTTGCCACACGTATAAACCATATCTCTGTCTTTTACTAATTACTTGTAGTTTTGATTTACCATTTTTATCTATATTATTTGGATTCATATACCATATTGTATCATATTATACTGGTATTTGTAAATAGTCTTTCCATTCTGCTTCTGTAACTATCAAAACTTTATCAGAATTTAGATTTAATACCGTATTATCTCTAGAAACTATGTTAGATACTCCAAAAGTTGAATCATATATTGTTTTACCGTCTATATTAAAAGTTAATATTTGTGTTTCAGTTTCTATACCAGTCCATACTCCTTCGTCCCAGTCACCCCAACTAGAATTAAGTCTAAGATCTTGCCATACGTTTGGCACAGTTTCGGTTCCTAGAATATCTGATGACTTTCTATAAAATCCTATGTTATTAACCATATAGCCTTCGTATATTTCAAATTGCCCAACCTCACTTTGTAAATCTATTGAGTCGATAAATGATACTAATATAGAGTTCCATGAAAGAGGTGTTATGTAAGGATTCTGAACTTTTTCTCCATTTTGATAAAAAACAATATTGGTTGATTCCACTCCAGCAGTTTGACCCTCTTGTTCTGAATAGTAAAATACCATCTTTGCTCTCTTGCCACCTTCTTCTGGTATTAAATATATGTCATATGATTCTAGAGGTGTTGTCATTTTTCCTATTTGTGTGTCTTGTGTTATTAATGAATCTTTATTATAAAATCCCCAAAATTGTAATGCTCCAAAAAGATATAGGTTTGATATCTGTTGATTAATTGGAACTGTAACCCCTCTTTTTGCTGTGCTTTCATATGGCAAAACACTTATTCCAGAATCTCCAGTTGTATACATATAAGATGTTGTGTCTTTATAAACTGAAAATGGATTTTTATCTTTGTATGAATATGTAGTATCATATCTAGTAAATGGGTACAGTCTATATCCGTCTGGACTATTAATTGAATAAAAATCAGTTTCATCGTATGCTAGTGACGATAGCGACATTCTTCTTAACTTTATTGGATTGTTTATAATTCCGCTAGTTTGAAATTCTAGATGTATTGTTACATAGTAGTCATTAAAATCTACCTGTTCTTTTGGTGGAAAGATAACTGCTCTGTCCACTACCTCATATTTTGTTGTATTAAAATCTGTTATAACTCCATCAAAATCAAGGACTCTATCTCCATTTATTCTTTCGGTATTTGTATAATTAGAATATGGTATTGTGCCAACATCATCGGAGTGTTGAAGGCTAATATATGATTTTATATAATAGTTATCTTTTGAATATTTTTCAAATGCAACGTCTAGTTGAGAATCATTTAATACAGTTTCTTCTTCTATAGAAGCAGATCCTCCATCAACACTTATATCAAATGCTGATGACGAAGTAGTTGAAAATTCATTATCAAACCAGAATACATTGTTTGATGTTCTAGATGATCCTCCGTCTAGATAGTATTCATCTTTTTTTAGTATCAAAGAAGATGGGGACTCAATGTTAAACTGGATCATGTCTAAGTCGTAGTAGGATTCATTATCTTTATTCTGAACAAATTTTCCAAAATATGAAAGAGGAATGGAGTCTTCCCAGTAACCACATGAGCCAATATCTAGTATTATTCCGCCATTTAATATTTGTGGATAATATGTATAGTTTCCAATATAGTACATTAACTTAAATGAGTCTATAGATGATTCAAATATTCCATCTTCTAGTACATGTTCCTTTAAATCTTTTTCTGTAAAGAGTGGATTGTTAAAAGTAAATCTATGTATTTTTCCAGAATATGTATTTGTTTGTGTTCCACCTAGTCTTAGTGATACATTCTGTAGGTTAGAAAAAAAGTTTGATATTGTGTCTGAATATTCTTCTGATAAAATCTTTATATCGATACCAGCAATAAACATTGATGATGCAGAAACTGGCATTGATTCTGATATTTGAGTATCGTTGTAAAAATACTCTAAACCAGAATTACTTATTTTTATAGAAAATGTATTATTTGTAAAACTATTTGAAAAATATGCTATGGTTTCTTTTGATGCTGATAGGGTAGATGGGGCTGTAAATATTCCAAACATACTTCTAACTGGTGAGTTAAGAACTGACAATGTTTGAAAATAAATACTTGATTCAATATTGTTATAGTTTGCATTTGGCTTTAATTTTAAAAATGGATAATCTGATGTTTGAATACTATAGTTATCGTTTAAAAATTGATTCTCATTAATTCCTGTAAAGGCACCACTTCCAGATTTAGTAAATATAATTTCTGGCAATAAGTATTCTGGCGAACTTAAATAATTTGATGTACTGTTTAAATTGTTAAAATATCCAGAGTTCCAATCATTCATGTCTGGGTAGTTAATTGTTGATGTATAGTTAGCAAATGGAAAATCTAACTGAAAAGAGTCTCCATTAAAGTTTGTAGTTATGTTATTTGCAGACTCAACTCCTTGTGCGTAAACAAATCTTCTTTTTGCTATTTGTTCTGGAACTGCATATGGATATATTGCTATTGTGTCAACTTCTATTTGAGTAACTTCTTCATCTCCATAAAAACAAACATAGTCATAATCTTTTGTAGGTAGTGTTAGTTGGTCTTGATCTATTTGCATACTAATTACTAAATCTCCGTTAATTAATAATGATGCTGTATCTATCTCGTATGCAAAATCAATAAGCATTGGTCTATACCATTTTCCTATAAAGTATGATTTTTTATTTAAACCTATTTTTATAGTTATAAAGTCATTGTCTATATATATACCATCGTCAGAGTTAATTGGACCAAATATTCTTACTGGTATTTTTGCATTGGTATACGCTCTAAGCCAAAACTCTAATGTTAGTTTGCTATACCTTCCATATTCATTTAAAAATCCATCACCCTCAAATATTAAAGAAGGGATATTGCTGAATATTGGATAGTTTAAAGATGTAACATTATTAGATCCAAATGTAATTGGAAAATCTAGACTAGTTGCAAGCATTTTATTTTTTTCTATTACATAGTACCCAAGTTTAGAATTTGCTAATCCATATGAGTCTGCTGAAACTAATTTTATATCTGATGGTAATAATGAGGTTACTGCTGATGCTGTTAGCAATGATAATAGTGTTGGATCTGATATTGATTGTGGAATTATTCCTGTACTTTTATAATGATATAGTTCGGACCATTGTCCAACAGATATTGCATTAACTGCAACGTTATAATCATTTATGTTTGTAGGGGCTTCTGGTCTATAGTTTATTCTAAAAAATGGATACATATCTATATTTCCACTTGGAACAGTCATTGTATGTGAAACTTTTGTCCATACCTGTGTATCTTCTGGATGAACGTTGCTATAGAAAGAGGATCCACTATGCATAAAACCTATGTCAAATGAGGATACGTATCCAGTAAAATCATAGGCAAATAAGTTTATAGAAATTGTATTTTTGTCTGTATCTAAATCATCAACAGTATTAATTGCAGATGCTGTTGCTGATGCTGTAAGTATTGTAGATGCTGAAAGTCTTACTATAGATGTTATTTCGTCTTCTAAAATTACCCCATATGGTGTTGAAGCAGATGATGAAGTAATAAATGTTAGGTTTGATTTTGTCCAATTATCTATACTTTTTTGACTTTGAGTTACTTGTGATATAAATGAAAACTCATCATCTAATGACCACAAGGATATAGGATGTTCTGCAAATATTCTAGCAGCATAAAGATTAGAAACAAGATTACTCATAAATACCTCTTGTTATATTTTATCACAG